GACTGGGGCCTTACTGTTGAAGAAGAAAAGATAGAAGCACTTCGGGACGTGACCCCTGAAGAGGCAAAAGAGAGGCTGGAGGGCATAAGCCAAGAGGAACAAGAGAAGCTCAAGAAGGATGAGCCGGACTACCTAAAGCACCTAAAGCTGCGATCAATGGGGCGTGGCTGGTCCTCTGAAACGGAAGGGTACTGGGGATTTCAGTCCTGGGAGTATACCGAGGAAGACAAGAAGCGCGAAGACGAAATGAAGGCCCGCATGAAGGAGCGCGAGGATCGGTTTGGGGAAAGCCGCGAGCAAGCAATGGAGGCCTTAGAGAGGGAAAACCCGAACCTGTTTGCTAAAATGACCTTTGAGGAGAACCTCGAAGCAGAACTTGCAACTCAGGATTCAATGGCCGTTCTCAACAAGGAGCAGGCTGAGGGCTTAATCGGAATCATCAGAAAGATGCCTGAAGAAGATCGGAAGAAATGGGTCGATATGGTTCAGGCCAGAAAGGGCGGAAACGACTTTACCCCCGAAGGGATTATTCAGTTCATAGTTAACGACCTTCCTTTAATGCAGAAAGAAATGCCAGAAGAATGGATCGAAAACGGCATCGCTTTGATTATACGAGACCTGTGGTCGGCTAGATGGTCAACCCTTGGCCAGCCTGTCGCGCTCCCTGAAGAGGCAGAAGCTGAAGTAGAGAGGCTAGAAAACGGCGACATCGTAGACAAGATCCTCCTGGAAGAACTAGCCAAGGTGATGGAAGCTGAGTCCTGGCAGGCCTTCGTTAGGAACCAGGGAGAAGAAGTAGAGGCACGCAAGGCTGGAAAGCCAGGGCTTTACGGTCACGCGGATGTCTCTACATCTGAATGGGCTCAGAACATGCGTATCAAGTTGGCCGCTCCTGGTAAGTTTTACTCAGGGCCGTACTACCGCATGCAGGACTATTATAGGTACCTACTAGGCGACCCGGCAGCAATGCTAGACCTACAGGCTCCCTACACGCGCCTTACAGGCCCAGGCAAGACAGGACTAAACGCATCAAAAATAAGGCACAAACTCATTCAGGCGAGATTCGACCGACTTGCGGCAGACAACGCAGAGGACCTAGCTGCCCTGACCGAGGTTGAGAAGTTCGAGGCGACCAAGGTTCTACAGGAACGGGCAGAGATATGGGCAGGCGATAAGCTTCTTGCTATCTACAATATGGGTAGAGGAAAGGTCCTGCTATGGAAGGACAGCCAGGACACATGGCTAATGAACAACCCTAACTTGCCTGGACCTATGAAAGCCCTGGCTGCTGTTATGCTTCCAATAGCGGCCCATGAGCAGCCCTACTGGGGCAAGATGCACATAGAGACAGAGTCTCCTTTAGCTTATCTGACCCGCGCAGGTTTCCCCTTGAGTGCTCTTTTCGGCGCTTGGGTGAGAGGGCAGGAACATGCAGTCCCTTCTCAGAGTGTAGGGCTGGAACGGATAGGGGAGTCCATCCCGGAAATGTGGAGCCAGCCGTCTTTAACTTATTTACGCACAGGTGGTAGCCTGATCTTCAACTCGGAGATCGGCGTAAACATGGACAACACTTTCAGGGCCGCCCACGAGTTGGTGACAGGCAATAGACCGCCCCCCAACCGAACACTGCGCCAGGCAAGCCACATTCTTCTAGCGATGCCTGTCGTCTTTATGGAGCCTAGCGTCGTAGGCCTTGGGCTTGGCTCTATAGGCAAGATCGGTGAGATGGGAAACGCGTTTGTGAAAACCAGGTCTCTTAATAAGTGGGCCAAGGTGGTGCGACAGGCGGACAAGTTTGAAGACCCGTTAGAGGCTGTTGCCTTTCTGAACAAAGAACTTGAAAACGCGGCGATAACCGGCACGTACAACCTAAATGTGCATCGGAAGCTTGGCTTTAATGAGTCAGCCAAGGCCGACCTTGAGATCATCCGCAACCAATACATACAGGCCATCAAGGATGAGGAACGCCTCACCGCTGAGATCCTTGATACCAAGTTAAGGATTGGGATTCTTGATCACACAAGGGGAACTACGGTAATAAAGGGAGGCACCCCCGAAGAGGTGGCACTTGTTCAGCAGAAGGCGCTTGCGGAAGCAAAGTACCGCGTTGCAAAGGCCCGCATTGCAGAGGCAGCTATCATTGAGGCAGAGGCTGCGGCTGAACTGGAGCAGCTATCCAAGATATATCTTCAGTACCTAAAAGACATGCCACTTGAGGACCTTCCTATGTCGGTCTATCCCGCGTGGAATACTCCATTCACTAGGCGCTGGAACCCGGAGAAGCAAAACCCCTTCGACCTGCCCAGAGGAGTGAGTCTTAATGCTGTTGACGAAGACCTTGACAAGCTAATATTAGCGGTCGAAAAGCAGATTGACGGGGCCGACATAAACAAAAAGAAGAACGTCCCAGAGCTTATACGTGCCCAGCAAATATCCCAAGACATCGCCACGCGTAGCGCAGAGATCAGGGCATCGAGACAAAGACTCATTGATCTTGGCGCTTCTGTCGTAACTCCTGCCCGTAAAACCAAAAAAGCCAAGGCCTCTGATGCGGCAGCAGGCGCAACGCCACCCAAGGCAACTCAGCCAGAATCCTACTATGCAAAAGAGGCGATTAAAAGAAAGAAAGCGGCAGACCGTGAGGCAGCAGACGCATATCGCAGGGCCAACAAGAAAAAAGAAAAGGCTATCGAAAAGGAAAGGACTAAACTTAGAATCCTAATCAAGGGCAGCAAAAACAAAACAGGCCTAAGCAAGTACCTTCGTGACTGGGACAAGGCCATGAAGAACCTGGACCCTGCGTTTGCGGAGGCCGCGAAACGGTACCGGAATATCCGAGGGCTCAAGGACGCGCAGATACGCCTGACGAACTACCGGGCAATCATCGAGCAATCAGAGGTACTTAACGATGCCCGCGCTGGTGTTCTTTCGGCGTTTAACGCTGCAAAAAAAGACCTACAGGTAGCGATCAATCTCAGGAAAGACGTTCCAGGGTTAGCAAAGCCCAAGGCAGGAACGGTAGCGTTAAAGCTCGAAAAGGCAGAGACTTCACTGGCTCAAGCCAGGGTTAAAATAGCAAGACAAAAAGCAGTGACTAAGGCCTCACGGGAGTCGCTCGATGAGATCGCTACCAGCCTGGAGAAAGCTGCCGAAGAGATCAAGCGGAAGCCCTCTCTAGTGAGAGGAGGCAGTATAGACGCCCCTGCAGCTCTAAAGGCCTACGCTCCCCCTGGGGTAGGACAAAGCCTGTCTCAGTGGGTAGGCAGGGTAGCAGAGGGGCGTGAGGGCAAGGTTGCTGGATGGCTGGCCAAGGCACTTCGGTCCCCTGACGTTACCTTGATGGCTAATGGATTCAAGAAAAGAGGGCTCCTCGTTGATCAGTTACTCGCAGAAGAAAGGCTTTCTGGAGTAGAGGTCGAGAGCATAATGGAGTTGGCAGATGCACGGGCCGGGGCATGGGGGTCTCAGTACAAGAGAAACCCTCTTGTCTGGTACGATGAGAACGGTCCAAGGCTTGTGATTAGGTCCTTCGACGCACCTGATGAAGGCCGCTCTTACTTGCGAGCAGAGCTAGATATGCTGGACGAGTCAGACTATCTCTTCTCGATGAAAAAGAGGAACGAGCGGTACGCTTTCCGAGCAGGGAAGTTCTCAGGAGCCCCTCGTGTGCGAGGCATAAACTACAAAGGCCTGAGCCCAAGGGATGCACGCCAGAGGTTTTATGACTCACCCGTGCGAGGTCCTTCTCCGGGAAAGAGGACTGACGCAAAGGGAAAAGAGAAAGACATTCCCGGCCCTATTCTCGGTGAATCCATGAGGAAAGAGAAGGACCTGGATGCGTTGCGCAATCGTTTAATAAACTTCACAGAAGCAGGCATTGACAGCAGGTTTTGGTATCGTGAGGCAGGCAAGGGGATCCTGGAAATGGCTTCCGGGGATATACCTCTAGCCAGAAGGATAGCTGCTGTTATCTCAGAGTTAAGCCCGCAGAAGTCGGTGCGCGAGAATGTGCTACAGGCTGTTCGCGCCATCCAGGCCATGGATAAAGGGGAGAACCCAGAACACCTCATCACGATCCTCAACCAGGCCAGCAAGACCAGGACGGGAACACTACAAAAGGTCATCAACGCCTACGAAAGAGGAGAGGCGATGGGGCCAAAGGTGGGGGCGTTTAAGGATGACCTGCTAAGGTACATCGACCCAGAGGTCGTTTCGGACATGCCGACCATTGACACCTGGGTCATGAAGGCCTTTGGATATGCGGGAGGGTCACCGGACCCAGGGCAGCAGAAGTTCATCAAGCGCATCATCGAGGACATCCGAGACCACCTAAACAAAAAGGTTAAGCACGGCGAGGAGGAGTGGTCAAACGACCAGGTGCAGGCTGCAATGTGGGTTGCCACAAGAGACCTTGACCCACGTTACGCCTCTCAGTCTAACTACGATATCGTTGACGGGATGAAGGACACAGGTCTGTGGATGACCCTGGAAAGCAAACCAGGCTCTAATACGGACCATCTGCAGGAGTTGTTCAAGGCTGACTGGCGCAAGCAGTTAGAGTTCCACGCCGAGGTAATGTCGATACTTAAGACCCCTGAAGGAAGGGACGTACTGGCGCTAGAGCTAGGGTCGCTCCCCATCCAGCGAACAGGAACGCTTGGGCTTTACGAAGGAGACTATTCCCCCGGTTCAGCGGTTATCCTGGCTTTGGGGAGAAGCAGGGGTGACGACCAGCACATCCTCACAAAGGAAGGTCACGTTCTTGCGGATACCTATGCGGTAGCTAATGCAATACTGCTAAGACAAAAGGCCCTTGCATGGCACACCAGGTACCAAAAAGCAGGCCTTTCAAAGGAGAAGTCCAACGGAATAAAGCTCGACCTGAAAGAAAGAACCCCCACCCATGAAGAACTAGATGACCTGTCCAAGGGCCTGGTGGACCTATACGGAGCCAAGGCAGAGTCGGTTGCTGTAGTGGGGACACCAGACGGGTTGCACTTGCTCAACCTGGAATACAAGGGGATCAAGAACCTGGATTTTCAGCGAGATGTTAATGCTATTGCTAACAGGGTTTTCGGAGAGAGGATAACCAACCCTATAGAAAAGCGAAACTTCCGCTCCCAAACCGGGTATAAAGAGAATGACTGGAGGGCGAATCCTAATGGCGAAGAATATCTCAAGTGGCTCGAAGAAGGTGACGGGGACGAGTTCAAAGGACACGGAAGAGAAGCCAGGGAAGCCGTTGAACGTGTACTTCGGCGGTATGACCCCGATATCGTGGCTGCGCAAAAGAGGATTGCTGACCGAGAAGGATGGACGTTTAATCAAGCACTGGGGAGAAAATGGAGAGAACCCGGAGGAGAGCAAGCCTTAACGGAGGCCGCTCCAATACCCCCACCTAAGACGCTCCTGCAGTCAGAAGAGGGAACGATAAAAGGAGCCACGGTCTTCCCTGAAGGGGTGGGAACAGATGCCCAAAAGATCATTTACCTCTTCAAGTACAAGGACCCTTCTAACCCAGGATTCGATGTCAGCACGGTGCTGCATGAACTAGGCCATGTGTTTCGCCGCGACCTTATAGGCGACGAGAAGAAGGCCGTTGAGACCTGGATAGGAAAGGCACTCAAGAAAACAGGCCGAGCCGCTGAAGAGGACGCGCAGGGCAACTTCGTCTGGAATAGAGAGGCGGAAGAGCTATTCGTAGACGCATGGCTGGTATGGCTTCAAAAAGGAAAGGCACCTACGAAGAGCCTACAGGGTGCGTTCCACTACTTCTCCCGCTGGCTGAAAGGCGTCTACCAAACAGTGGAGGACAACTTCCAGCTAGACCCTTCTATTGAAAATGCCTTTGCCGACCTGCTGCAGCTAAAGAGGCACCCCGACGACATGGGTCGCATCCTCGACCAGGCCAAGTTCTCAAGGTCATTGGACGAGAGGTACGGAAGGGCCACCGTCATGAAGTTCATAGAAGAAGTCGGAGGGCCTGAAGGGCGCATCATCGAGGAGGCCACGGGAAGAGAGCCGTCTGTCATTACCTTGAGGGGAGAGTATGTAGCTTCCCCAGAAAGACGAGCCAGGTTGCCAGGGCAGGAGCAAGGCGAGGTTGTTGGCGGCGTAGTGATGCCTGACACCCAGGGCACCGCTCTCCTTAAGCCTGCTAGGGCCTTTAAGTCGGAGCCCCTATCGCCTGCTAGAACGTCCAAGCTTCAGGACGCTGTTGAGATGCTATCTAACTTCGCCAAGAGCCACATGGCCCAGGAGGCAGGACTCCTGCCTGCGAAGGCAATAGACAGGCAAATCAAGGCGATGATTGGCCCTTATGGGACCGGAACCTCTATTACGGCAGCGGTAAAGCAGCCTATCCGAAACTTCATAAGGAAGTTCAGGCCTGTCTTTCATCCTGACGTGTCTAACTACAGCGAGTACAGCAAGCTTGTATACGACGCTATGAAGCAGGTTGACAACATGCTCGATAGAACGTCGAAGGACGTGATAGACATAACGACATGGTCTCGCAATCCTATCGACACCCTCATCAGGTATGTATCCACAACGGACGCCATTGAGATCAACCGCTACAAGGCGGGGTCTTCAGAGTTCGCAACAGGCGCTACTAAGGCTCTAGCCACTGTTAGAACCGTGGCTCGCCCCAGCGTCATAGAGTACACATGGATGAACGTATCTGACCAAGATATGTTTACCCAGTTCAGGCGATGGGCTCTGGGCCTGATGGCGGACGAGGCAGGCATAGCCGAACTAAAGGAGTCGAAGATACTGAACGGCTTGGCACGGGCCTTTCTTCCTCGTTCAGGACCAGCGATTCCTGACGTAGCCATCAACACGATGAAGAACAAAATCATAAGGGCTCTCAAGCAGGACATTGACTTCCGGTCGCTGCAAAGAACAATCTACTTCCAGGCCAACAAGCCTTCCAGTAAGGGCGGCTTTGGAGAGGCAGCGGGCTATGCGGAAAAGATTAACGAATCGTATATCATTAACCAGAGGGGCAGCAGGGTTCCTATAAAAGAGGCTCTGAAACTTAAAGACCGTAGCCACCTGGAGATAGTTGACCCAAGGTCTACTGCTCAGATGATCGACATTGTGACCTCCGGCGCTATTATGTTTAGGTTTAACCGAATCTTTCGTAGAGCGGTTGGCGGGAACATTACAGCTAAGGACGCTGAAAACGTGACCAAGTACCTCTCAGGCCTTGTTGGCGAGATCAAAACTCAGAAGGAGTACGAGGATGTCTTTCTTACTCTGGAGCGACTTGGCATGCCTGCGCGCAACAGGCTGGCAAAAGGAAAGATAGGACTCAAATCAGTGGACCTCATCAAGGACCTCCGGGCGCTAGACCGATCAGTAGAGACCTCCGTCTTCATCCCACGTCATCTGTTTGACGCCCTTGAAGGCAAGATGGACAAGTTCGTCAGGCAGCTAAACGCCTACCATGCAGTAGCCCCTACTCTTGCCGAAGTCTTCCCCGCTCTAAGGCGTGCAGCGCCTGGGGCCATTGGCCGCACAGCTAAGATCAATATGACAGTAGGCATTGGGTTATTAAGGCCCTGGTACATGGTTAACGATTACGCGGGAAACAACGCTCAGTTATTCCAGCGGCTAGGGGTGACGGAAACTGCGCGGCAAGCCACAAGGAACCTGCCTGGATACCTGCCGGTCTATGGTAAGTACGCGACCCTGGCGATGTCCCGCATGGCAGAAGAGACCAGGAAAAACGTGCCCATCCTGCGCCCCATGGTAGAGGCCCTGTTTGACCCAGACCTCCAGGCCATCTGGTCTGGAAGGAAAGGCTTCATGGAGTCCAGCACCACGACGCCCAGGGTCATGAGTTACAGCGAAGCGCGAGAGCGCCTTATGCAGGTTGCTATTGAGACCCAGGTTAGCGAGGAGTTGCTGCAAGGTGTCAGCCGATGGACCCGTGCAAATCCTCTGTTGGCCAAGTCTGACGACTCCTGGAAAGCGTGGGTTTCATCCCTGGGCCCAAAGGGGAAGAGAGGCCTGTCGAATATGCAGGGCGACATCTACGACCATGTCCAGTGGGCGCAGCAGCAACAGAGAGCCATGCTCTGGCTAGATATTTGGCGCAGGACAGGGGACACAGCCCAGGCCGACAAAGCGGTTAAGGACGCGTACTACTCCTGGAAGCATGGCTTTGCCCAGATGGAAGCAGGCTTCCTCGCCCAGTTTAATATCCCGTTCTATCGGTGGTGGAGACTAGCTTGGTGGCAGGCCAATATGGCGCTGATGGAGCCGTTCGTTAAGCCCTCTGGGGCATACATGAAGAAGGCGCTGTACAGCGGCAACGAGATCGACCACTACAGAAAGCAAATAATGCTCATGCAGGGCATCCCATACTGGTTTCAGGAAGACTACAAAGTTCAGTCGGACACAACACGCACGGCCCTGCAAGACCTCATCGCCTTGCGGGTTCCGAAATGGATGAGAGGAGGGACTTATCCGTTCATCCACAGGCCTATCTCGAACGAAAGAATGATGTGGGAAATGGAGCATGGCAGGCCTGCCTTTACTGACATTGCCCACGCCTGGTCCCCGATGTCCGCGATAGACACTATGAAAGTGGCGCTCATGCCTGCGGTTATATCAGGAACGCTGGCTGTGTATATGGCTAAGTTGGTTTCCGAAGGAAAGGACCCGGCAGTAATCCCGGCTGACTTCTACGAGACGGCAATCATCGACCCAGTAATGTCCTTCACAGGACCCTTTGTGCAAACTATAGTTGAGCCCGCGTTTCGGCAGCACCTCGACCCACTAGCCGCTAAAATCTACCCCAAGAAAAGAATGAGCAATGAGGAAGTTATTACCTGGAGGTGGATCAGTCAGAATCTATTGCCTGGGGACATGATGCCTGACCAGGACAAGGACGGATACTACGTCCAGAACCCTCTTACGGTTTTGATTCTGCGCTTGTTTCTTCCTCAGTACGGGTCAAACCTACCGCTCGCTATCCGCACCCTGTACGATAGTCCGGTTGCTGAACAGGGCATGGACGCGCAGATGATCTATGGGCTTAAGCGCCTTTTCAGATGGGGGGTTGAGTATCCCTACAACCCGAATCTTGAGTTTGCCCGTGACATAGACCGCATGTCGAAAATGGCCGAGCACCTTGCAGAACAGCAAGAAGCGGCTACAACTAAACCACAACCAGGTTTTAGATAGGAGTTAAAATGAAAAGATTCAAACCCGCTATTGAGTTCAACTATTGGGCCGCGACCAGGGTCTACTCTGTTAAGCCTGTGAAGGCAGACCAGATCGTAGTGGCTGTGGGTACACGAGGGCTCTACGCAGCCTGTACCCTCGCTGACTCCTCTATGCCTTCACTTAGCAACGGCAGGCTACTGGTGACCAAGCACGCGTCAGCAGGCGAGGGAGAAGGCCTGGTGGTGTGCTTGCCTTGGAAGAGGTCCAACCCCACTGATACTTCTTACTTGGCCGAGGGCGCTCCTGTCTTCCTGGGTACAGATGGCGGATGGACTGGCGCACCCCCAGAAAACGGGGCTTTCACTCGCCAGGTAGGCCGCGTCCTGAAGTCCCACAAGACGGAGGGCTGCATTGAGTTCGACTTTACCGCTGAGAGCGACCACGCTTCTGCGCTGACCGGAGCGCACGCCAAGCCTGTGGCATCCAATGACGCTGCCGGGTCGCTTCCGATGATGTATCGCTTGCCTGTTATCCCTTCTAGTGAGGGCTACGAGACTGAGCCTATGGGCTTCAGCATGCAGGTTGTCGATGTCTGGGTGGTGGTCGAAGGCAAGAAGAAGCAGGACTCTGGCTCGGTGGTGGTGTTCTCTGGGGCCAAGGAGATCGCTGGGCCTCTGTTGCTGGCTAACCAAAATCCTGGTAGCATTGTTCGCGCAGAGACCATCTCGCCGTCCTACAGTAAAGTCAGGGAGGGTTCGATCTTGAGGATTACAAACACAGGCAAAGCTAGAGGGACGGTATACGTCCTGGCCTACCGGGCATAGGGGGACACAGTGGGTAGCATCAAATCCGTTTACACCTGGCACAATGTAGAACTCCCAGCGCCTCCGGCGGGCTTTCCTGCGCAGCAGCTAGAGATCCCAGGCCTTCCTACAAAGGGCCTGCTCCGAAGAGTTCGCCTTGTGTCAGCGTCCACTAACCGCATCCAATATTGGCTATCTAACCAGGACTTCACCCTCGGAGGCGTGCTTCCTGTTCCTAACGGCGGCCAGGTAAGCCTTATCTCGGCCCAAACTTTAGGGCTCTCGCAGCCTATTGACCAGCTTGGAGCAGAGCTAAGAAGTTCAAACGGAGTCGCCATAGGTACCAACCAAGGAGTTCCTTTTGAGCTAATCGAAACAGGCGAAAGCGGGTCAAAGACAGGCAGCATCTTTATTGCCTGGGAGATAGCAACGGCGGGTGGAACCTTAGAGGTCTTTGAGTTGCAACTCGTAATCGAACCGTTGGTGACATGATGGGAGCCGCATCCAAGAAGGTTCATATCTGGGTGAGGATGGTGGTTCCCGACACCAGAGAGCCAGGTCCCATTCCTGCCCCGGAGGACTACCAACCCCTGGAGATCCCGAACCTTCCGGTACATGGAAGACTGGTAAGGCTTCGCATGCAGGCCGCTGGGGCAGGCAATAACCTGGACTGGTATTTAGCTGACACCCCCTTTCCTGTGAACTCGGTCTCTCCTTCAGGTGGCGTGATGAGCATTATCACCCAGCAGCCTGTGGCTTCTGCAGCCAAGGGGCTGGACATGATCGGTGACCACATGAACGATGCTAATGGGGATGCAGTATCCACGTCAGGTATCCCCTTTCGTCTTGCAGAGACAGGTTCTCCAGGCTCCGGTGTGGGTAGCCTGTTCCTCTCTTTCCAACTCACTACCCGAAATGAAGACCTGAATCTTGTACTCGTAATCGAACCACTGGTGACATAATGAAAAAGTTCCTATCACGAAAACTGTTATTGACTGTCGCAGCCATCGGCCTTGTGACCGCCTCAACACTGCTGGGTCTGCCCTTAGACGAGCAGGCTCTCAAGGCTATCACCACCATGGTGCTGGGTCTTGTCGGTGCTCAGGGTCTCGTTGACTTCGGAGAGGCCTGGACGACAGGCTCTGCTCTCGCGGAGGCCCTAAGCGAAGACGACACCGACTCTTCGGTATCAGAGCGATGAGCCTTCCTGAAGACATCCAGAAAGAGATCGGAGCGATAGCGGTAGACGCTGTCGAGGAGTTCGTGGAGAAGGAAGGCATCGAGCCAGAGCGAGGCCTTGAGATGCTGGCTGATGCTATCGACGCTCTGCTGCCTCTAGGAGCCCTCGTAGGGGGTCCGCTAGGGCGAAGCCTGGAGCGAGGCGATGGGCCTGCCATAGAGGCGTTCCTGCGGGCTCTAGCCCCTATCCTTAAGCCTGACCCAGACCGTATACTCGAACGCGCTGAGAGGGCCTGGAAGAAAGGCAACAAGCGCAGGGCCGTTAGACTACGCAAGAAGGCGAAGCGTGTAAGCAAACGCCAGGAGGAGAAGGAAAGTGGCGACAGTTAAGCTAGAAAAAGCTGAGAAGCAACTCACTCCAAAGGAGATGAGTGAACGCAGAACAGAGGCTTCCCGCTCCGCCATACTCAAGGAAGAGGAGTCCGTTCAGGGTGAACGGTTAGAAGAAACAGCCGATAATCATTGGAAGGAAGCAGCAACAGATTTTGCAGATTTCGTTGGTGGTCCCCTCCTCGTTGCAGCAGCAGCAGGCACAGCCATCCCTACGGCACCCGTAGGAGAGGCCATAGGAAACCAATCAATGGCGGCTCACGAACTAGCCAACACCGAGAGGCTTCAAAGCTCAGATGCGCGGAGGAAAGGCGGTAAGACTAAAAGCTATAATGCCTTGCGGCGAAGTACACAGAAGGCGCAAGCAGGATTAGAAGCAGTTGATAAGGTTAAAGGTGCTTTTTCTCAACGTTCCAAAGAAGGTATTTCAGCAAAGACCTTTCACGGTATAGAGAGGATCGGGGACGAACTTGAGAAGGTCATAAGAAGCAATGAGAAGTATTACACCCGTGATGGCATAGAGACCCCCTACAACATGCAGAGAGAAAAAGACAAGCTGTATTCGTTGAGGAAGGCTGCTGATTCACTTTCTAAGAGAGATAGAAAGGCTCTCTACGAAAGAACAGTGCGGCAGTTCCTGCGGCTAGGGGAGAAGGGCGCGTCATCGGTAGGCTGGGCAGGCAAACGAGCACTAGCCCTGCCCATGCTCACCCTCGACTTCATCTTGCGCACGGGCCCGAAGCAGCTTCTAAAGAACAGTGACGCTGAAACGATGCTGACGTACTCAGCCTTAAAATACAAAAAGCCTCTCCAGCGGGACTGGGTTCCAGGCGACGACATATTCAAGGCGTTGCAGCAAGACCTTGAGATGACGGAGAGGCTGCGTAAAAGCGGAGTGATTTCCGCAGCGTTCTATAATGAAGTTATAAACGGAAAATGAAGCAGGAGAAAGAAGATGGCAATGATTGACACCAAAGACCCGAAGGCCCTGGTAGCAGGGCTGCTTGTTTGTGCTGGCCTGGTGGGGGGTGGCTCCATGCTAGGCCTCACCATCGAACCAGAAGACACCACCGACCTGCGCGTCGAGCACGGCAAGCTAGAGACCAAGGTCAAGCACCTGGAGGAGAGCCTTGCTACCTGTAAGGAAGCTGCAGAAGAAAAGCAGGAAGTCAAGAAGGCGCGGCAGCAGAAAGGAGGCAAGTGATGGCTGGAAAGAACTGGATCAAAGGGGCAATCAAGAAGCCAGATGCTCTGCGCAAGGAGCTAGGCGTCAAGAAGGGCGAGAAGATCCCGAAGAAAAAGCTTGAGAAAGCAGCCAAGGCCAAAGGCAAGCTAGGCGAGCGCGCCCGACTGGCCGAGACCCTTGCAGGTCTGCGGAAGGGTGCTGCGAAAAGAGCCTTGAAGGCCTAGAGCGATGCCACTAAAGGAAGGCAGCAGCAAAGAGGTGATCGCTTTTAACATCAAGAAGCTCAAGGCTGAAGGATACAAGACCGACCAGGCTGTTGCCATAGCCTACAGAAATGCTGGTAAGATAAAAGGGAAGAAAGATATCAAGAGGAAAAAGTAATGGCAGACGGTTCAGCAGCAAAGTCCATATCGGAAAAGCAGAGAGAAATAAGGTTTCGAGGATCTCCCTGGCTGAGAGAGGCCGCTGATACGCCAGAGATTGAGACTGTGCCTATGATGCCATCCAAGCCAGAAGGTGCAGTGGCTAGAGAGATCCGAGCGAAGCGCGAAGAGGGCGAGAACATGGGTGACTACCGTCGCAGGGTGTCGCGAATGGCTCTGGATGGGGAAGAAGGTATGACGGAATCCATCCAAAAGTTAGAGAAGAAGGAATACCAGCGACCGGAACTCCCCAAGGGCATAGACGATCTTAAGCCGCTGCCTCCAGCGAGACCCCCGGTTCGCCGCAAGGACAAGGGGACTGACAAGGTCGGAAAGCTAGAAGCCTCCATCGAGAAGGCGGCTAAGGAGAACAAGTGGGAACCGCAGACAAGCGATGCGGTGTCCGAGGCAGCGAGTTCGCTGGCCAACGAAATGGAAGGGATCTTTGTGGACGCGCTGGAGGTGTACGAGACATCCGAAGAACACGATGGAGGAGTGCCTGACCGAGTTTACTTCACGGATGAAGACGGCTACGAGTGGGAGTCAGTCCGAGAGGAAGACGGCTGGGACCACCATCCTGTGCAGGAAGAACCAGTCCAGGAAGAACTCGCCACAGCGGCAGCAGCGACTATGCCTCTGTGGGCAATGGAGCCTTCCCTGACGGCGGACGAACAGCAGGCTGCTATGTGGAGGCATACCGCTCTTGCCGAGCAGGAGGAGGATTGAAACTCACACCCGACTTCTCCCTGGCTGAGTTCAGAGTCACGAGCCAGAAGATTGAGAACAACGTGCCGCACGACTACATCCCACGCCTGAAGTGTTTGTGCTCTGCTATTCTACAACCACTGCGTGATAAGCTAGGTTCATTGGAGGTTACCAGTGGGTTCAGGACAGAGCGCATCAACAAGCTTGTAGGGGGAAGCCCTAGCAGTCAGCACGTTCAGGCCGAGGCCGCTGACATAAAAGCCCGTAGCGCGTCCCCTGACGAGACCTGGTTGGAGTTGTTAAGAATGGGAGAGGCTGGGTTTCCTATTGACCAGGCCATATACTACCTTGAGACCACCGGGCACATCCATGTCTCGCACACGACTCGAAAGAAAAATCGCAACCAGTTCATGGCGAAAACTAAGAATGGAAAATACATTAAGTGGAAAGAGTACGACGATGCCCGACGACAAATGGCAGACATATCTGTTTGATGAGTTCAAGTACCTCCGTAAGAAGAGTGAAGAACGCGCCATAGATGCAGCCGGGGTCAAGCAAAAGCTTGCCGAGGTCGAGTCTCGCTGTGAATCTATCGAGAAGAACCTAGCAAAGATGACCCAGATCCTATGGCTGTGCGTGATAGCAGGCGCAGGCTCAGGGCCTCTGGTATCCTTCCTTACCAAGTAGGTGCCCCATGCCCAAAGATGCACAAGGCAACTGGTACAAGCCGAAAGGTAAGGAAAAGAGGAGGATCGGGCGCTACGATTACGCAGGCCAAGGTGGCCTGAGCAGGAGTGAGTTCGAGTCCCTGTCCTACAAAGAACGAAAGAGACTGACCAAGCTGGAGGAGCGCGGTAAGTCTGAGAAGAAGAGCTATTCGGTGGGACGTTTGCGGAGGTCTTAACCGACCAGGCCAACGAAGGAGTGGACGACCAGGGACTAGCCCAGGAGGCCAGTGCAGACCTACAGTCCGATGCCGTTGCCACCCAGTTCTCGCCGCCTGCGCCAGGGGTAGCAACTCAGGGTGCTCTGCGGCAAGCCATGACAAGCCAGGGCTCCCCTTCGCTAGAGCCTGGGCCTGTCGCTGCTGCTCCACCTGCCCCTGGCAGCCCTGTGCAGCTAGGTGGATACCTGCCTGCGGAGACCGTGCAGATAGAGCAAGACGGAACGATCCGAGGAAGCTATGGAAACCCAGGTGGGGCAGCGGTAAAGAAGCCATCGTCGCCCTATTCGGAAAAGAGAAACAAGCAGTATACCCAGGCGCTACGTGGCGCACTGGATAACTACGACTTTGAGGAAGGGGTCTACCAGGGCCTGTCACTTGACCTGGCAGACCAGAGTAACAACATCCCTGTCAATCGAGACTGGAATAAGACAGGCTAGTGTCGGTGAGCAGGGCGAGAAGCATTTCCTCTTGCTTCTCAACCCCTTCAATGATGTCTTGAGTATGCCTGCCCACCACTATGATTTGGTAGTCATCGACGCGGATGGATGCCGTCCAACGCCCGTTGGTGCGGCCTATCTCCCATCCGTCGCACTCACCCTGTAGCTTCTCACGCTCGATGTCGTAGAGGTACGGGTGAGGGTCTTCGTATCGAGTGCTCATTAGAACGGCATCTCCTCGCCAGATTCCTCTGACTCGATCTCGATGCTCTCGACAGTCAGTTCCTGCTGGGGAGTGAAAGGCGTAAGCCATACGCCCTTGCCGCACGTCTTGTCTTTGCACTTGTAGTCAGGCGAACGAGGGTTGCGCTTGTCGGTGCGGTTGTCCCACATCTCACCAGCGCAGTCAGGGCAGGCCTGTTGGCCAGGGGCAGCAGGCCGTAGGCCTTGCGTTCGCTTGGTCAGGGACTCAGGTGTGGGCGCAGTCCACCCAGGGGTGAGGCCTGCTGTTTTCTGTTGCTCCAGTGCTCGCACCAGTTCGTCGGCGCTGGCGTACTCGGAGCCACCAAACCCGCAGGCACTTAAGGCGCGGCCAATAGCTGAAGTGCAGCAGTTCTCTAGCGCCGACGTGCGGTTGATGGTGGAGGATCCCCTCACCTCTTCTGCGTAGTCAAGGCCAACGACGATGCCTGCTGGCGTGACGATCTTAGCCTCGACCACCACCGACTTCTCATCGAGCCCTACGACACGAGTGAGGATAGCCCAGCCATCCTCGATGGTATGGTCAGCCCGGAACTCCTGTACTCGGAGGGCTACTGTTTTGTACTCTCGACCGTGGATGTTCACGATGCCATTGTCTTTTGCCTGGGGGTTTGGGGTTCCCATCTTCTCTTCCTTTATCCACGATACGTGGAACGTAGCACCCGTTGAGGTGCGGATTGTTTAGTAAACTCTTCTGCAAGGTCAGGGTGTTCAGCCCTGAGCCTCTTGGTATCAATCGTCTTGCGGCCTGCCTCTTCCTTCCAGGTGACCTTGCCGAAGTCTCCGACGAGGCCTGGGTGCAGTCCGATGTAGCTCTTGAGGCGTGTCTCCAACTCTTTCTTTTTTGCAGCCAGGAGCTTCATCTGGTCACGGATGGAGCGCAGGTCTGTGCATATACCTATCTCGATGTCCACCGCGTCACGCAGGGTTTGAAACTCAGGCAGCGGGTAGGTCTGATGCACCATGTCCTGTGCAGCCTGGGTGCCATCGAGAGGAGGTGGCACGTCACCAACGATGTGCTTCTCCCACCACTTACCGGCTCGCTCTATCATAGCCTCCTCAACCTCCAGGTCTCGGTGGATGCGGTAGGTGACGAACTCATCGGTGAAGGGAAAGTAGGTGGTCATGTCGCACCAGTTGAACTGAGTGCCGAAGTGATGGCTGGCAATGGGCATGTACCAGGCTACCTGGGTAGCGTAGTAGATAGGGATAGCAGCGGTGCCAGGGCCTCCCCACTTCTCACGGTTGCGTGAGGTCTTGCCTTCCCATAGCCCAACGCGCTCTGAGTTCTCATCATCCAGTATGGTCAAGACGTAGCCGTCGAGCGAGGCTAGTTGCCATGGCTCTGCGCCTTGGATGACCCGGTCGAAGGCAGGCACCGGGAAGCGATGGTCGTCATAAACAACCACGGCTTTGCCTGGGTTCTCTTCGGCGTAGACCTCACGCAGAGAGTTCTCCAGTATGCGGCCACGGCGCATGGCAGGGGTCTCCTCGACAGGCTCAGACCTGCCGGTTTTGTCCTTCCATACATCAATAGGCCCGACCCATGGGGATAGGCCAAAGATGGCTGCGATGTCTGATCCTCCGAGTCCTTGTCTTCTGTCTTCTAACCATTGTGGGGTAGTGGTAGTCATGGTTTCTCCTTGTTCACATAGAACATATCACACTAGGTGATGACTGTGTTGTAAAGAAAATGTCAAGAGATATTCATAAGCTGTGATTGGTGATAGGATGGGGTATCTGGTCATGAGACCGGGTATAACATCAATACAAATAGGAGTCCAATATGTCATTGTCATTAGGAAACTACCTCAAGGTATCCCGTAGGATGCTGGGGGTAAACCAAACCCAACTCGCTGCGCTGTGCCGTGACGCTTACCCAGAGGTAAAGGGCCTGGTGTGTAACGCCATCTGCTACTGGGAGTCAGACCAGCGCATGCCTAGCCTGGTTCAACTGACCGTGCTGGGCACCGTGTTTGGCTGGGCCGACCATCAGTACATGCGGGCATTGAACTGCGCCACGTTTTGCCACGGAGGCACGGATGTTTAAGTTCGTATGGGGACACACCACAGGAGAGCACATGCTGATGACCTGCTGCATACCAGGCAACCCACTAGGCAAAGGCAGGCCTCGCACCACAAAGACAGGGCACGTCTACACTCCCAAGGGAACAGCGGAGTACGAGCGAGCCGCTGCCCTGCTCATGCGTCAGCGATGGAGGGACCGTGCTCCGTTTGATGAGGCATGTGTTCTCAGTGTGGTCGCCGTCAAGGCTAGGCCGAAGAGGCTGCTACGGGTTCGCGACCCAGAGGAGCGCATCCCATGCACGACAAAACCCGATGGGGATAATATACTTAAGATAATAGCTGACGCCCTGGTAAAGGCTGGCTGCATACGCGATGACGTGCTCATCGTAGAGTGGCATTGCCAGACCCTGTTTGCCTCCAAGAGCGAAGGGCCAAGCGTTTTCATTCACCTCTTTTCCTATGACCCCACTACCCCTGAGTAAACATGAACATCACTACCTCTATCTATACCTCCCTTCGTAAACCCATCCCCGCTGCAGTCAGAGAGATCACCTGGCAGGAGTTCTGCGACGAGTACGTCGGTCTTAAGTGGCTAGACAAGGCTCGCGCTAAAGGGAACGTCTACACCGAGAAAGCCGAGCTTCCTCTCTGGTCGCCGGTCAAGCTGCATGAAGGCATGCCGCGCTCCAACCAGAGCGTTGAGTTTGTCTCAGCCCTATGCCTGGACTTCGATGGCACCTGCACTGTCGAAGACGTGGAGTCAGTGTGGGCCGAGTGGGTCTGCGCCATCCATACCACCTGGTCTCACACCGCATACGAGCCTCACTCCAGAGCCATCGTGCTACTTAGCAGACCAGTCAACCGTAAGGAACACGGGCAGCTTATTCGCTGGGCGATGTCTCGATGCGAGGATGCAGGCCTGGTGCCTGACCCGTCGTGCAAAGATGCAGCGCGGGCCTGGTTCATGCCGTGCCCTTCTGCTGACCACATCTCCTCCTACAACCACATCGTCTACTACGAGGAGGACGCCCCCGTTCTCCAGGTAGACGAGATCCTCTCTGGCATGAAGGTGCCGGAGCTAGGCAAACCTGAAGAGCACGACACCATCTTCCGCGACGTGGACGAGAACGAGGTGGGGGTCCTGGCCTGGGGTGAAGCCTCAGAGATAGGGGCAAAGCTCAAGGGATACTGTCCCCACCAGGAGGATTCCTCCCCAGGCTGTGCGTTCCTGCGCCGTGGAAAGAAGGGGGTCATCCTGGTCTGCACCAGTAAGCGCCACGGTCACGAGCGCAACCCGATGAAGTGGTACTACCAGATAGGAGCGGACGCCCCACGGGTAACAGGCACACCGGACGGTGGACCTGAGCACGACGTGCTGGCGCTATGCGACCAGGTCATCGGCAAGAACGGAGCGCCGTGCGGTATACCTAAGAGCATCCACGGCAACCTCTACACCATCCTGTCCCAGGACACGCGCTGGCAGAAGCGCATCTGGGAAGACAAGTTTAGGGGCACGCTCAACCTGGATGACCAGGAATGGAAAGACACTGACGACACCAGGCTATCGCTGTGGGTCTACAACGTCTATGGGTGTCGCTTCTCCTCTGCCTCTGTGGCTGAGATGGTGAGGCTCATCGGTGAAGAGAACGGGGTGGACCCGCTGGTGGACTACCTAGAGGGCACCGCGTGGGACGGGCAGTCACGCATCGAACGCTGGCTCATCGACGGACTGGGTTGCACCAACACCTCGCTGCATAAGGAGTTAGGTAAGCGGTGGCTCATCCAGGCAGTGGCCAGGGCCATGCGCCCAGGCTGCAAGGCTGACTGCGTGCTCATCCTCATCGGCAGGCAGGGGGCGAAGAAGTCCACGGCGCTGCGCTCACTGGCAGGCGAAGACTACTTCAGCGACACGCCCATGGATTTTGGGTCAGCCAATGCCTACACGCAAATCCGGCGCACCTGGATCTACGAGGTAGCAGAGCTAGACAGCATCCGTAAGTCTGCTCACTCCTCAGTGAAGGCCTTCCTGTCAGCGCAGCAGGACACCTACCGTCCAGCCTACGGCAGACATGCAGTCACCATCCCCAGGCGCGTGTGCTTCTGTGGTTCGACCAATGAGACCGAGTTCATCTCTGACCCTACAGGCAGCAGGCGCTTCTGGCCTGCGGTGGTTGGCAGCATTGACCTGACCTGGGTAGCTGAGAACCGAGACCAGCTTTGGGCGGAGGCTGTTGCCTTGTTCAAGGCAGGCGAGAAGTGGTGGCTATCCGACGTTCACGAAGGCAACCTGGCCGAGGTCAGCAAGCAGTTCGAGTCTCAAGACCCATGGCAGGAGATGGTGCTCGACTGGTGCAGCCGAAGACTCAACCCCTTCACCGTGCGTGAGGTTCTCGAAGAGGTCCTGCGCCATGACCCCCACCAGATGACGAAGCGTGCCGAGATGCGTGTGGCTGAGATCATCCGTGTGGCTGAGATCATCCGCAAGGCTGGCTGCAAGCGGCACCGAAGGCGCGTCGGCACCAAGCGTGTCAATGCCTGGGTCTACCCCAAGAACCAGGACGAAGAGGAAGAGGAGGCAGTCTCATGGTGATGCCCATTGAGTACAGCGCGGACAAGAAGTGGATACGAATGTGGGACGACGACAACAAAGAGTGGTCAGAGATAAGATCATGGGAGGCACCTGACTGGGTGCGACGGTGGGCGGCGATGGACCTGGAAGAGAAGAAGAACAACAGGCCTGAGCTTAGGTGCGTCATCGGCGGAGGCTATTACTTCCGGCCAGGTGACGGAGATGACCTGCTCGATGATTTCAGGCTGGTCAACCCTGAGTACATCAAGGCTGCGAGGATGCGCAAGAAGGGCAAGCGCATGCCGATGCCTGACCGATGGGTCGAGGCCTTTCGT